CGGCTGCGGGCGCCCAAGCGACCGTGGCGGGCATGGCCAGCGCCGTCGCCTCGGCCGACATCGGTATGTGGAGCGTGCCGCAGGACATGCTGTCCCTCGTCCACCACAACGAGCTCATCATGCCCGCGGCCGAAGCGGGGGCGTTTCGCGATCTCCTCGGCGCGCGGACGAGCGGCGAAATCGGCCAAGCGGGCGCCTCAGTCGCCATCCACCCGACGACGAACTTTCACGTCTCGGCGCTCGACGCCGGCTCCGTCTCGCAATGGATGAAGGCGAACAGCGCGACGATGCTGAAATCGATCGACGAGGCGGTGCGGCACGGCGCCGCGCTCGGGCTGCGCAGGCTCCGCTGACCCATGGTCACGGCGACCGGCGTCCATCTCCTGCCGGCGAGCGGGGAGGGAGCGTATGACAGCCTACCGATGGTGGCATGGCAGCGCGGCTCGAGCGGGCTGAATGACGCGACGCTGCTCAACACGTTTTATGCGCCGGGCAGTTCGAAAACCGATCTCGACTACGCGCTCGATCAATTGCAAGCGCAGCATCCCGAATGCGCCTGCGTTTCGGTTGTCTGCTCGTGGTTCTTCAACTCGGAGGACGCGAGCCAGTGCAACATCTATCCGTCGACCAACTTCCTGCTCGGCGCGTTCGAGAGCCTGGTTTCGGGGGTCTGGACTCCGACGCATTGGATGGTTTCGGGGCTGACCGAACAAGACTATCCCGGCGTCATCCCGCTTCCGGCGCTGCCCGGCACGACGAACTTCGTCTATGGCGGCACACCGAGCGACCCGAGCATCGTGCGGTGCATTCAGGATCTGAAAAGCCGCGGCTTCCGCGTCGTCTTCTATCCATTCCTGCTCGGCACGTCGTCTGGCTTCCCCTGGCGCGGACGGATCGGTTACGCCAACGACATTTCGAGCGCGGCGACGGCCGCGGTGAACGCGTTCCTCGGCTCGGCCTCGACCTTGGAGTTCACGCGCGATGCGGTCAATCTGACCGTCTCCTATTCGGGATATCTCTACGATTGGACGTATCGGCGGATGATCCTGCACTACGCCAACCTGTGCGTGCTGGCGGGCGGGGTCGACCTGTTCGTCATGGGCTCCGAATTGCGCGGGCTCGAGACGATCCGCGGGCCAACGTGGACTTCGCCCGGGACGACCGATAGCAACGGCAACGCGATTTGGGACTATCCTTTCGTCGCCGGGCTCATTCAGTTGTCCGATGACGTGCGCAGCGTTTTCGACGGCGCAGGGCTCACCAAGAACATTTCGACGCTCAAGAACCTCATCACCTACTCGGCTGACTGGTCGAGTTGGATGGGCTGGCAACATCCTGGCGCGAACGGCCAATGGCCGCATCTCGATCAGCTTTGGGCGCACGCCAACATCGATCTCGTCAGCTTCGACAATTACCTGCCGCTTTCCGACTGGACGACGGGGAACGGAGGCCTCGACGCGCTCAATTGGAGCGCGCCCGCCTATTCGGGATCCTGGCCGCCGCCTGCCTCGCAACTGAACGGGCTCGGCCTGTCGGGGCCGCCGTTAGCCTATTCGCCGACTTACCTCAAGGGGAACATCGAGGGCGGCGAGTTCTTCGACTGGTTCTACAATGACGGCAATAACCACGGCCGCGGCCTCGACCCGAACGGCTCGGGGCTCATGGTCTCGTTGCCCGAGGGCGATCGCCTCATGCAGGCGCGCAACGCCTATTCGGCGAACCAACAGATTCTCGCGCCGAAGCAACTGCGCTGGTGGTGGAACAACCCGCACCAGGCCGTTTACGCCGACGCGGGCGGCGCATGGGTTCCGCAAGGGCCTCAGACCGAATGGCAGGCGCAGTCGAAGTCGATCGTGATGCTCGAATACGGCTTCGCCGCGCTCGACAAGGCGACCAACCAGCCGAACGTGTTCTTCGACCCGAAATCGACGGAGAGCTTCACCCCATTCTGGTCGATTTGGGACTCCTCGACCGGCTTGAGTTTTCTGCCGCGCCGCGACGACACGATTTCAGCCGTCGCGCTGCAAGCGGTCTATGACTATTGGAACTCGGACGGCCACAACTTGACGTCGGGCTCGGGCCTGCCAATGCTGCAATGGACGTTCTGTTGCGTCTGGAACTGGGACGCGCGACCCTTCCCGACGTTCCCGATCGACAGCTCGGCATGGGGCGACACTGGTAACTGGCGGGCTGGCGACTGGTCGAACGGGCTCAGGACGTCGCTCCCGCCCGTGGCGCCGACGCCGCCGCCAACGCCGGGGCCGTTTCAGACTTTTCCGGCGATCGCGACCGTCGGCTGGTCGGTCCACGTCAAGCCGAAGTTTGCGACCGACATCGCCGACCACGTTTCGGGCCGATCGACGCGGCGGGCGCGCTTCGCCAATGCGCTCTTCGACGTCGAGCTGACCTACGAGGTTCTTCGCTCCGCTGCGGCCTACCGGGAGCTGCAAGCCATCGCCGGCTTCTTCGAGGAAATGGGCGGCCAGGCGACGCCTTTCTGGTTTGCCCCGTCCGGCGCGCTCGGCGCTGCGACCGGCCAGGCAATTGGCGCCGGCGACGGCGCGACGACGGCGTTCGCGCTCGTGCAGTCGATCGGCGCCGCAACGCTTCCCGTCGCCGGGACGTCAGGCGTCTCGGCCGTGTATCTGAACGGCGTGGCGCAGGTCTCGGGCTGGACCGTCTCGAGCGGCTATGCGCCGATCGTGACCTTCGCGACGGCCCCGACCGCAGGCCAAGCGGTGACCGCCGATTTCGGCGTGCTCTGGCTCTGCCGCTTCGCCGACGACGTTCAAGACTTCGAGGAATTCGTGGCGCAGCTGTTCGCCTTGAGGACGCTGCGCCTTTCGACCGTCCGACCGTAGAACAGCGAATGGCGAATGGCGACTGGCGAGTAGGGAATGGCCACTCGCTATTCGCGATTCACCATTGACTACGTGACATGGGGAGGTTCGGTTGACCACGCCGCCAAGCTTTCCGGCGCTCGCCGGCCTCGGCTTCAGCGTCCACAAAAAGCCGGTCTTCTCGACGCTCGTCGCCTCGCACGTCTCAGGGCGGGAGGTGCGCAACGCCCTCTACGCCAATCCGATCTGGCAGTTCGAGCTCACCTTCGACGGGCTCGATTCCTCGAACGGGACCTATCCCGGGCTCGGGCCCTACTCGCTGCAGGCCCTCATGGGCCTATTCCTCGCCTGCGGAGGGCAATATTCGACCTTCCTCTACACGGACCCAAGCGACAGCGCCGTGACCAATGGCGGTATCGCGACGGGCGACGGGGCGACGACGACCTTTGCGTTTGCCCGCTATCTCGGGACCTTCTTCGAGCCTGTCGGCTGGGTGACGGGCGTTACGGGCGTCACCCTCAACGGGGCCAACCAGGCGTCGGGCTGGTCGCTTTCGACCCCGAACAGCCTCGTCTTCACCTCGGCGCCGGGCGCGGGCGTGGTGATCGCCGCGACCTTCACTTACGCCTTTGAGTGCCGCTTCGAGGCCGACGATCTCGATTTCGAGGAATTCATGCAGAACCTCTGGGCCGCGAAGAGCGTCAAATTTCGATCGGTGAGGACTTCCTGATGGAGACCCTTTACGTGGTGACATGCTGCGCCAACCCTCTGCTGTGGCGGAGCCGAGAAGCGCTGGCGCGCGCCGCGATCGCGGACTGGCTTAAGGAGCCGAACGTCCACGTCACGCTCGCCGAGTGCGCTTATGGTTCGCGGGGCTATCAACTCGCCGACCTGGCGTCGGACCGCCTCGTTCACATTCCGCTGCGCGCAAAAACGATGGCGTGGAGCAAGGAGAACTTGCTCAACATCGCGATTGCGCGCCTGCCGCCCGCGGCGCTCAAGATCGCCACCCTCGACGCCGACATCACCTTCCGCCGGCCGGGATGGGCGACACAAACGCTTCATGCGCTCGACCTCTACCCGGTCGTCCAGCCGTGGAACGTAGCCTATGACCTCGGGCCGCACGACGAGCACATTCAGACCCACAAGTCGTTCGCGTCGCAATACCACGCCGGCAGGCCGGTCGCTCCCGGTCCCGGCGTCCAGTGGAAATTCTCCGGCGGCTATTACGACTATCCGCACCCGGGCTACGCCTGGGCCTGGACGCGAACCACGCTCGACCGCGCCGGCGGCCTGTTCGAAGACGGCGGCATGGGCTCGGGCGACCACCACATGGCGCTGGGCATGATCGGCAAGCCCGAGGCCTCGCTGCCGGCTGGCGTCACAGCCGGCTATCGCAACGCAGTGACCGCGTGGGCGTGGCGCGCGGCGGCCGAGATCAACGGCAAGCTCGGCTTCGTGCACGGCACGATCGAGCACCCGTTCCACGGCCGCAAGAGCGACCGGGGCTATCTCTCCCGCTGGGATATGTTCCTCGATAGCGGCTTCGATCCCACGACCGACCTCAAGCGCAACAGCTGGCGCGTGATCGAGTTCGCCGGCAACAAGCCGGACCTCGAGCGCGATTTCGACAATTACCTTCGCTCGCGCGAGGAAGACGTCAACACCTTGACGTGAGGAGGCTCTGATGCGGGGCGAACGGCGAATGGGCAAGTGGCAAATGGCGAATGGTGAATGGCCGCTCCGTGCTCACCATTCGCCATCGGCAATTCCCGGGCGCGGGGCGCGCCCATGAAGTCAGCCTCGACTGCCGTCATCAACCTGATCAACGCCGCGCGCACGTCTCCCGACGCGCCGATCGCATTCGCCGAGTGCTACACCTTCACACTCGCGACGGGCGCCATCTATGCCTGGACGAACGTCGACACGGCTGTATCCTATAACGGGCAGACCTTCCTCGCCAACGGGCCGCTCGTTCAGGGCCTGAAATACAAGGCGAGCGTCGGGCTCGAGGTCGATAAGCAGCAGATCACGATCGCCGCGACGCCGGCGATGACGATCAACGGCGCACCGGTCTTGACCGCGATCCGCAACGGGGCTTTCGACGGCGCGCTCGTGCAGCGCGATCGCGTGTTCCTGACGGCGGCAGGCGGCTCGGTCGGCGGCGGCGTGACCTTGTTCAGAGGCCTCGTCTCGACCGTCGACGCGGTCGGGCGCACGTCGGCGACGATGACGATCGCAAGCGCGCTCGTCATCCTCGACTATGACATGCCGCGCAACCTGTTCTCGCCGACATGCGTCCACACCCTCTATGACCCGGGCTGCGGCGTGATCCGCGGCGCCTATGCCGCGAACGGGACGGCCGGTGCGGGATCGACGCAATCCGCGATCCTGTCGTCCCTCGCCGCGGCGCAGCATGCCCAAGGCTCGCTCGTCTTCACGTCCGGCGCGAACGCCAACGCCCGAGGGACTGTGAAAAGCGTCGTCGTCGGCTCGGCGCTCAACCTCATCTATCCGCTGCCTTTCGCGCCAGCGACGGGCGACGCCTTCACGGTCTATGCGGGCTGCGACCATACCCAAGCGACTTGCGTCTCACGGTTCAACAACGGCGCCAATTTCCGTGGCTTCCCTTATGTCCCGCCGCCCGAGCTCGCTTATTGACAGTGGAGAGCAGTATGCCTGTGAACTCCCGACCGGCGCCCTCACCCCCGGCCCCCCTCGCTCCGCTCGGGGCAGGCTCTCTCCCAAATGGAGAGGGGATCCAGCGCGCGACTGTCGTCGCGGCGGCCCGCGCATGGATCGGCACGCCCTACCATCATGCGGCCGACGTGAAAGGCGCGGGCGTCGACTGCGCCATGCTGCTGGTGCGCGTCTATTGCGACTTGGGCCTCGTTCCGCCGTTCGATCCGCGCCCTTATACGCGCGACTGGATGCTGCATCGCGATGAGGAAAAGTATCTCGGGTATTTGCTTGCGCGCGCCTCCCTCGTCGGACCCCCGGGTCAAAGCCCGGGGGCGGGGCCCGGCGACGTGATCCTGTTCCGCATCGGCCGATGCTTCGCGCATGGCGGCATCGTCACCAAGACCGAGCCTCTGTCGTTCGTCCACGCTTTCGCGGCGGCGAAAGTCGTGCTCGAGGACGATCTGCGCAACAGCGAGCTCGCCGCGCGTCTGCCTCAGTCGAAATTCGCGAGCTATTGGGCGGCCTCCCCCGCGGAGCGAGGGAGGGGGACCATGCGAAGCATGGTGGAGGGGGCGGCCGACGGTCCCTGGGCCTCCGCTTCCGCGGGGGAGACTCATGCGGCGCCCGGAGGCGCCGCATGAGCTGGTTTCGACGCAATCACCAGACGGTGAAGCCGGACTACACCGCGCTTCAACTGCAGACATCGGTCTCGACGCTCCCGATTCCGATCGTGTGGGGTCGCAACAAGATCGCCGCGAACGTTATCTGGTATCAGAATTTCCGGGCTATCCCGAGCTCTGGCGGGGGAAAGGGCGGCGGCGGCAAGGGCGGCGGCAAGGGCGGCGGCCAGCCGACCTCATGGACCTATTCCGCCGACCTCATGATGGCGCTGTGCGAGGGGCCGATCGCCGGAGTCGGGCTCGTCTGGAAAGACCTGTCGGTCTACGTCCTGATCGAGCTCGGCCTCGGGCTCTATGATGGAACGACGCCGCAAGCCGTCTGGCCCTATCTCGCCGCTCTCTATCCGACGATGGCGCTGGCCTACCAGGGCACGGCGTATGTCTGGGGCGCAGGCTACAACCTCGGCTCCTCCGCCTCGATCGGCAACCACAATTTCGAGGTGATCGGCATCCTGGCCGGGACCGGCGTCAATGGGATCGACGCCGACCCGGCGCTGGTCATCTATGACTTCCTGACCAACGCTCAGTATGGGGCCGGGTTCAATCCGGCCTACATCAATTCCTCGACCTTGTTCGGCACGGGCAACGATCCGAGCCTACAGACCTATTGCAAGGCGATGGGCATCGCCTTCTCGCCCGCGCTCGTCACGCAAGAGCAGGGCTCGAGCATCTTGTCGCGCTGGCTGCAAATCCTGAACTGCGCCGCAGTGTGGAGTGGTGGCGAGCTCAAGTTCATTCCCTACGGCGATTCGGCGATCGCCGAGGGTGCGGCGTCGACGCAATCGACGCAGCTCTCGATTCCGATCCCGATTCCCGTCTCATCGGGCGTCTCGCTGCCGTCCGAGGTAACGGTGTGCGGTCCGGCGTCCTTCGTCTCGGACGGCGGCGTGAACTACGCCTTCACCAACATCCCCTTCGCCTTCATCGGCGCGGCGATCCCGACGGTCGCCGGCACCTACGGCATGATCACGCCAGGGACGTACATCTTCGCCGCGCCCGACGAAGGCAAGGCCGTCGTCATCACCTACACTTCGAGCGCTTCGACCACCTACGCGCCAGGCCTGGCGCCAGTCTATGCACTGACCGACCTCGATTTCGTCGACGAAAAGGGCAACAAGGATCCGGTTCAGGTCGAGCGCGCCGACATCTTCTCGCTGCCGACCATTCAGCGCATCGAGGTGGGGAGCCGGTCGAACCGCTACACGCCGGTTCCGGTCGAGGCGCGCGACCAGAGCCAGATCGAGCTGTTCGGGCCCCGCGTCGGCCCGGCTATCCAGGCAACCGAGATCTGCGACGAGTTCACGATCGGCCCGATCGTGGCGCAAACGATTCTGCAGCGCGAGCTCTACGTCCGCACCAAGTTCACCTTCAAGCTGTCGTGGGAATATTGCCTGCTCGACCCGATGGACGTCGTCACGATCACCGACGCAAACCTGGGCTTGTCGAACTATCCCGTCCGCATCCTCTCGCTCGAGGAGGACGACAAAGGGCTGATCGCGGTCACGGCGGAGGAGCTCGTGTTCGGCGTCGGCACGCCGGCGCCGAACCCGAGCGCCGGCGCGGGCGCGACCGGCCAGAATTGGGCAGTCACGGCGGTCCCGGTCAATACGCCGTTGATCTTTGAACCGCCTCCCCTGGTCACCGGCGACCAGGCTCAGGTGTGGGTCGGCGCGTCTGGGATCGCCGGCGGCGGCGCGAGTCAATGGGGCGGGGCAAACGTCTATGTTTCGATCGACGATGTGACCTATGGGCAGATCGCCGTGCTCACGGCGCCATTGAGGCAAGGCGCCCTGACGGCCAACCTCGCCGCCGCGTCGGGATGGGACACTACGGACACGCTGTCGGTCGATCTCGCCGAGAGCGGCGGGACGCTCGCCGGCACGAGCCAAGTCGCGGCCGAGCAAGGCGCGACGCTCTCGCTCGTCGACAACGAGCTTCTGGCCTATGAGACCGCGACGCTCGTTTCCGGAAACGCCTACAACCTGAGCGGGCTCGCCCGCGGCCTCGGAGGGACGGCGGACGCCCCCCATTCGAGCGGCGCGCGGTTCGCGCGCCTCGACGGGGCGATCGTCAAGTATCCGCTGCCGCCGAGCCTGATCGGCCAGACGCTCTACTTCAAGTTCCAGAGCTTCAACGTGTTCGGCGGCGGAATCGAGGACCTGTCGACCTGCGCAGTCTACACCTATACGCCGAGCGGTTCGGGCGCGATCGGCCCTATCGCCTCCGCGCTAGCGGCCGGCGTCGACCTCGATTACGGCTACATCGCCGACGACCCGATCGGCGAATACGACGACTTCGGCACCGTCGCCGCACCGGCGACCGTCTTTATCGATCTCGGGAACATCACCTCATGAGCGTTCAAGTCAAGCGCCGGCGCGACACGGCGGCGAACATTGCAGGATTCACCCCGGCGCAAGGCGAGCTCATCGTCGATGTGACCAACAACCGCATGATCGTCGGCGACGGTTCGACCGTCGGCGGTTGGCCAGCGGCGAAGCTCTCGGAAGTTCCGAACGTCTCCAGACATGCTGTCTCGGATACGAACTATACGGCGCTGCGCACCGATCGCCTGATCGCTTATACAGCGATCACCGCCGCGCGTACCGTCTCGCTGCCGACGGCCGCCTCCTATCCAGTCGGAACGCTGCTGATCGTCGCCGACGAGACCGGCAATTGCTCGAGCTCGAAGACGATCACGCTGTCGGCGAACGGGACGGACGCGATCGACGGCTCCTCGAGCTTCGTCCTCGAGGCGGCCTATGCCGCAGTTGCGATCCAGTCGAACGGCGCGGGCGCCTGGACGGCTGTCTGGCCGTTGCAAAATCTCGGCGTCGCCCTCGTCGGCGTCGGCACCGCGCCCGACCCGAGCAATGCGCTTTCCGTCTACGGTGCGAGCGCACTCTTCAACGGAACTAATTTCTCCTTCACGATCAACAAGTCTGCGTCCGCAAACACCGCCTCGATCATCTTCGAGGACGGCTTCTCGGCCCGCGCGCAACTGGGCCTCAACGGCAGCGACAATTTCAGCTTCAAGGTGTCGCCGAACGGCACGTCGTGGACGACGGCGATCGCCCTCGACGCGACGACCGGCGCGCCTACCTTCGCCAACCAGCGCACGGCCGTTTCCGACGTCAACTATTCGGCGCTCGCGACCGATCGGATGATCGCCTTTACCGCGATCACGGCAGCGCGCACGGTCACCCTTCCTGCGGCCAGCGCCTATCCGGCCGGGACGAGGCTGACGGTGGTCGACGAGAGCGGCGGCTGCTCGGCGACCATCACGATCACCTTGAACCGCGCCGGCTTCGATCTCATCAACGGCGCGACCTCGGCCGTGCTTTCGATGGCTTACGGATACCTCGCCATCGAGAGCAACGGATCGAACGCCTGGACGATCGTCGATCAGTCAACGTTCAGCATGGCGCAGCAAGCCGCATCCGCCGTGGCGATCACCGGCGGGGCGCTCTCGGGCGTGACCGAGACGCTGGCGGCGGGGACGAGCTCGACGCCGCCGCTCAAACTGACATCGGGGACTAACACCACGACGGCCCAGGCCGGGGCGATCGAGTATGACGGAAACGTCTTCTACGGTTCGGTCACGGCCAGCGAGCGCGGCGTCCTGATCGCCGCGCAGATCGAGGTTCTTTCGTCATCCTACACGCTGACCTCGACGACGTCGGCGCAACAGCTCCTCAACACCACGACGAACGGGGCGATCACGCTCGCGGCGGGAGCATACGAGTTCGAGTGCCTGTTCTCGCTCACCAGCCTGTCGTCGACATCGGGCGCCTTCGGTTTCGCCCTCGGTGGCACGGCGACCTTCACTCAAGCCTGGCAGTCGATCGCGTCGAAGCCCGCGAGCCTGACGGGGACGCAGAGCCCGACCTTGAACTTCAATACGGCCGCGAGCGCGGCGGTCGCCCCGGCGAACACGAACACCAACGGCATCGCCCTCATCAAGGGCATTGTGCGCGTGACCGCGGCCGGGACTGTCATCCCGCAGGTGTCGCTCGGCGTGGCGGCGGCGGCTGTTGTGCAGGCCGGCTCCTACTTCAAGATCGCGCCGATCGGCGCATCCGGCGTCACCAGCGTCGGCAACTGGTCGTAATCGCGCGAATGGCGAATGGCGAATAACGCCTTCGCCATTCGCCACTCACTCATTCGCCACTCACCAAGGAAACTAAGCATGAAACGCCTGGCTCTCGGCGCGTCGCTCGCGCTCGCTGGCCCCGCGTGGGCGCAGGCCTATCGCGACATCGCCGGGACGCTGGTGACCGGCGTGATCCCGCTGCCGACGCCCTATGCGCCGCTTTCGCCCGGCCAGCACAATCTCAGCCCCACCTCGCCGACCGCGCTGACCTTGCCCTCGGGCGCACGCTACGCGACCGTCTGCGCCTCAGGCTCGACCGTCCGCTACACGACCGACGGGACGACGACGCCGACCGCGACTGTCGGGATGCCGCTCGCCACGGGCGCGTGCGTGGCGCTCTCCGGCCCGCAGACGCTCGCCAATTTCCGCGCATTCTCGTCGTCCGGCACCCTCGACGTGGAGTATTTCCAGTGAGCAGATCCCACGCTCTCCGCAAAATCTCCCGCGGCGTCTCCGCGCTCGCGCTCGCCTGGGCGATCGGCGGCCAAACGCTTGCGCAGGGCCTGCCGGGCGGCGGCCAGCCGATGGCGCCGACCGTTGGTTCTTCCGGTGCAGGCCTGCAGCCGTCGAACAACCTCTCGGACCTGTCGAGCAATTCGACGGCTCGCGCTAACCTCGGGCTCGGCTCGGCGGCGACGCAGCCTTCCTCCGCCTTCG